GCCCACCGTGACCATCTGGATTCGGTTGATACACGCTTCGCTCAACAAAATAGTACCAACCAAAGATCTGTTCGCCCCAAAGTTTGAAGCTATCCAATAGGCTAAGGTCAGAGCCATCTGTTAGAGTAAGTTCGGACTCGCAATAAGCGATCCATCCCTCAACAGCTTGGTCATCATAGTACACACCCGGATTAGCGATGAGATCATCGATACGGTTCATCTCCATGGAGATCTCTTTGCAGACTGGGATTTCCCCTCGAATCACGGCATCACGAAACATGCCATAATACTTGGGAACGGCAGTGTTTGATAATGCCATAAGTACCTCCTTAGCCAGCTTTCTTAGCCATACCGTTTACAATTTCTTTGATCTTGCCATAGTTATTGTAAATAGTTAGGGCAGTTGAGGTAGCAGTTGCAATTGTTCCGGCAACTTTCAGAGTTTTTGATACATATTCCTTTCCACGATTCACATCAGTCGAAGACAATTGACTGTACTGTTTCTCCATCTGAAGACGATTCAGTCGGTTACGAAGCTCTGCATCACTCATAGACTTAACGCTCTTACTGTTATGAGCTTTAGCATAGTCCTCATGAGCAGAAGCATCAGAGTTAGAAGAACTTTCTCTTTTCTTTCCGGCTGCGGTACGAGTGCCATCTTTATTCTGATAGCGCCGGCCCCCCCATTTCTGGCCGAGAATACCGTGATGGGCGAGTGTTGTATTATCCATTTTGAAATCCTCCTCTCATTTTTAATCAGGGTCGACTGTCACATTGATGCGCCACTCAAGCTCGCTGATTTGTCGGTTAATTGCTTCCATCACTGCCGAACTCAACGGCGGGTCGAATGCCAGTCTTACCTTCAGGTAGATAAAGGTTTTTGCAAATTCAAGACGAGGATCATCGTACAGGAATTCAGACCAGGTCTTACTTGCATCTTCGATACGGAATCCTTCTTCAGGACCAACACCGAGCTGCGTCAAGACTGAGAATGCCGAATTGATGTACATGACGATGTCCGGGTCAAAGTGCTCATACTCTTCAGCAATTCCGAGCAGCTTTTTAATCGATGTCAGTATACTGTCCATATCGTTTTCTCCTTACTGCCTGACGGCTACAAATTTCTTCATGCAGAATCCTTCGATACCGGTAGCAGTACAGACAGCGTACCAATCATCATTGGAATCGCCCATGTCAATTTCCAATTCGTCAAGACATGTCACAACCGTTACTACTCTGGAATTCTTACTCGGCTTTTCACGAATGTTTAGCTTCAGACAATCGGTAACAACACCGATCACATTCCGGGCTGCATCTTCGCAAAGCCCAGCTTCCTGCTCCTCGATGTTTTCGGTCGATTCATCAAGAACAGAATTTTCATAGATTTCATTTTCCATTGGGTTTCTCCTTTCATCATTTTCGCCAGGGGCATGTATCATTTTGTGTGCGCTGTACTGGAGGGAGAAGTAACAAACTCTCATCACCATAGTGAATAGCATTATGTGTATTCAACTTAGTGCATATTGCATTCTCCGGATCGAAGACACATGGGCTCTGATTCAACAGGTCTTCATAAGTGATGGGATTCAGATGATGAATCAATATTGAGCCAAAGATTTCATAACCCGGTACTCCGAGATCGCAACCTTCATCACGAATGATAATTTCATCTCTGAATCTTAACCACTTGTCTGAATGATAGAACTCTTGGTTCAGCCAGCGCTTAAAACCGAAAGTCTCTTTCCCAACAGAGCCATCGAGTTTCAAATAACAAAACCGTTCTTCAAATGTCGGCAGTGTAATCAACTCTGAATAAGTTTTAATATTCATCGCCATCACCGCCTGCACCTGAATATCTCCTAAACGCTTCAAGAGCCTTGTTGTACAACTCTTTGGCTTCACTATTGGAATTTAGATTCTTGGTCTTCGCTTCGATAAGCTCTTTCTGCTTCTCCAGAATCTCCTTTTCGATTCGTTCCTTACTGGAACCAAGTTTCAAATAATGCGTTATGACCTGAGAAGAAGCAGTTCCGTCTCTGAGCTGCTTTTCAGCACATTGAACCGCCAAAGAAATCATTAAGTTCTCTTGCGCTTCGAGAGATGTCGGTGGTCTCAATGGGCTATTTGAGTCGGAAGAGCTTGCAGCTTTACCTTTGGGCATTAGCACTGCCTCCTCTCTTAAAAATTTGGTGCGGATAACAGGAGTTGAACCTGCACGGAGTTACCTCCAATAAATTCTGAGTCTATTGCGTCTGCCAGTTCCGCCATATCCGCATACTTGTGCTGTACTTTCTGTCTAAACTGATACTCTTTTAGGTAAGAATAGGTGCAGTATTTGAAAGAACTTACAGAGCTGAATTTCCACCAATCACCGAAAGGAGAAAAGAAACATGAAAGGAGATGTTCACACTTTATGGAAAATACTTCAACCCTGTAAGCTCGTTCAAATACTGCACCCGAGGGGGTAAGCCCCATTCCCAAAATATCCCTCCGGAGATTTTTTTAAGACCGCCGCGATGAGGTAGGGGGTGTGATTTTGGAGACCCCCTCCCCATGTCTTTAAGCCCTGTGGCAGCAGTGCAGATCAAGTGGTTATTTGTTTGTATTGACTTCAAGTTCAAATGTTTTCAGAGAAGAAAACAAAAACTTTATTCAAAGAGCATTAGACCTCAACCTATAGTTCAAGCCTTGTCTGCTTTTGTTGTTTTCGTTCTCTTAACTTTCTTGTAAATGTTCATGAAGTCGTAACGAATGATCTCGTCAATCGCTCTTTCAATCTCTTGATTGTTCTCTTCTTCAGAGAATTGGTCAGAAGTGTGAGCAATTCGATCGAGATAAGCGCAAGTGTTGTAACCCTTTTCTACATCGAACAGGAACCAATCGGAGAACTGTTCAAATGGATTATAAGGGTTGTCAAATGTGGTAAGGGCACAAGAACCATTCATACCAGTCACTCCTTTCAATTCAAGTAATTAGACACTGTGCTTGTTGAAATACCAAGAGCTTCAGCAATTTCCGATGTGCTGTAGCCAGAAGCATTCATTGAAGCAATCTTATTCTGCTTTGCAGTGCTGAGAGTTGTTGTTGCTCTCGGTGTTGCGCGCTGTCTAAGACTGTCAATGTCCACATTGTCGATGATTTGGGTGAGCTTGTTCTCACTAATAGCACCAGCTTGAATTGCTTCCCATTCACGGTCTGTAATTTTAATGGTTTCTCGCTTTGCGCCAACAGAGGCACGAGCCTGAGTAAGCGCCTGCTGGCTTGCTTTCTTGAGTTCGCCCTTTGTCATGTCCGGGTTATCCTGCTTTTTAGCAGCCACTACTGCATTAGCCATGGTCTGAGCCTGTCTTTCTCTGGGAGCATTCTTCAAAGCCACATTGAGTTTTGCATTTAGAGAGTCGACCTCAGCTTGATAGGTCTCTTTTGCAGTGGCAGAGTAGGGTACTTTTCCGGTGGATAGGATCTCAAGACGAGCCTGGTTGCCCAGGGCTTTCATCTTGTTAGCGTAGTTAGCATAAGCACGCTCCACGGGGGTATCAGCTTCAGATACCAGGGTATAGGCATCCTTTGCTTCAGCCATCTTAGTGCTGGGCTGAGTACGCTCTTTGACCTTGCCAGTTCGCTTATCAACGTAAACAGGGTCATCTACATCTTTCCATATGTATTCACCAGTTTTTTCGTCGATTTTTGGGCTACCTTGCCTCTTGATAATGGAAGTCTCAGACTTAGCACGGGAAATCAGAGTCGAAGCACCCTCATGGTATCTTCCATCCTCATCAACTGTACCCTGATACTTCTTTTTCAAAGAGCTGATGCCATTGTCGATCTCACTTTGCTTGTAGTCCAGCTTGTGTTTTTCAGCATCAATAACTACCATGCTATGACGAACTGCTCTTGCAAGCTCATCCTGCGTAGCTCCCTTCAAAGTCATGTCAGTAATCAGATTAGAAATGACACCCATCTCTTTCTGTGTGTTCTTCATAGGCTTGAAAGTGCCAGCAGGTTTTCCGCCATACTCCAATTTTGGGTCAAATCCTTCAAGCCCCTTCAGAGGAGGAGTGGAAGTAATCTTGACCTTGCTTTTACCAGAGTTACAGGGGATGACCATGACAGTATCACCATCAAAGTCAGCACCTGAAAGCCGTTCTGCAACCTTACTGTTAATACCGATGGCATCTTTAGGGGTGTTACCAAGGATTCTGCGAGCCTCTGCCTGCTTGTTATTCACTGTCAAGATAGGAATCTCAAAAGTTCCGCCATGCGGATAACGAACCAGAGCTACTGTTTCACCATTCTTATAATTCGGAGCATACACTTCATTGTCTTTCATCGAAGTGATAGGTAGAATCACCTGATATTTCTGACGAGGAAGAGCAGCTGCCTGAAGGTGCACAGCAGCAGAGTCACAATCATCCGCAAAGGATTTAAGTAATGATTTTTTGACCGTCGGATTTGTCAATGAACAGATTTCATCAAATTCAGCCATTTTATCAGATGCCGCCAAGTTCAGCTGTTTATTGACCAGACTCAAACTCTGCTTAGAAAGAAACTGGGAGGGGAGTTTATCCGCCCATTCGCCCCAGTCGCCCTCTTCGGCACGCTTATTGATAAGGGAAAGCTGTCGTTTGCCATCAGCATCGATGTAATAGCTCTGCCCACCGGCTTTGATAAGTGAACCAAACGGATTGTCAGGGTCATCCTTGACCTTCTTCAGAACATCCGATGTCGGGGTGCCTTTTTTCTTATTGGTATTGAACATTACATCCACGCCATCAGGAAGATCATCAGAATAGACAGCCATTCCTTTCAAATATCTATTACCATCCACCAGAATGCGAACCTGAGCATAA